TTTTAAGATTTTTTTAAAGAAAAATTATTTTCATTTCGTATATCTTTATTACAGGAGTATGCAAATGATTAATTCTTCAACTAAGACTAAGAAAAAGTATCCTTTTATAAGGGACTTAAAACTAGACGAAGTAGGGGAAGCGAGGCTTTCCCTACTTCTGAGTAGTGCTGAAAGGGGTTCAGATGTTCCAGTTCTAACACCTTATTCTAAAAACAGAGATGTTTCCATCGATTTCCTTGAGTGGAAGGGAATATTATCTGAGAAAACAACTACAATCAATAAACATTTATCGAATTTAGAGGATTTAAACGAGATAGCAAAAGGCCCAAGATCTCTTGCACTGCCATGGAGCTCTCGTAAACAATCCGTTATGGATTATTTCAATAATGATTTAAACAGCAAATCCATATCTATGACAAGCAGGCTGTCTATTCCAAAACCAGATAGTTCTAAAACTTATAGACTAAGGCCTCTTAGCCTTAAAAAGGCGCTTGACTTTCTTAAACCTAACACAAATTCTGGACTTCCTAAATTACAACGTAAAAGTTTAGTAAAAGGGGAAGTTTACCAAAACTTTGAAACGTATTTACGCAGAAAGGATCCTTGTGTTCTGTTTACACGGACGCAAGAGTTATTGAAAACTAGGAATGTTTGGGGCTTTCCTATAGTAGAAACTCTTAATGAGATGCGGTTTTATAGACCAATTCTTGAATTTCAGAAAGTTTGTGGCTGGAGAAACGCTTTAGTTAGCGTTGATGCAGTCAATCGTAAGATTACTAAACTCATCGATCTTGCTCAGCAACAAGATAAGTTCGTGGTATCTATTGATTTTAGTTCTTATGATTCAACAATTTCGACCCAGTTACAACGAAAAGCCTTTGACTATTTTAAGCAATTCTTTCAGCAGAATTATCACTCTGAGATTGATCAGATATTCAAAACTTTTAATACGATTGGGCTGGTTACTCCATCTGGGACATTTCGGGGTAGCCATGGTGTACCTTCTGGTTCGACCTTCACCAACGAAGTAGACTCAGTAGTTCAATATCTAATCGCCAGAGACTTTGGAATAGAGGATGAATTTCTTGAAATCCAAGGTGATGACGGTGTTTACGTAACCTCTAATCCGAAAGGGCTGCTTACCCATTTCGAAAGGTTTGGTTTAGTGGTAAATCGTAAAAAGACTCACATCAGTAAGACTTTTGCTGTTTATCTTCAAAATTTACATGATATTAGGTATAGAAAGAACGGTTTAATAAATGGCATCTACCCTAGTTATCGATGCATAAACAGGATTTATTTTCCTGAACGGTTCGTTAATTTGGAAGATGTAGGAATAGTTGGCAGTGACTATTTCGCTATTCGCTCCATCTGCATTTTAGAAAATTGCAAGTATCACCCTTGTTTTGAGGAGCTTGTGAAGTTTATCTATTCAAAAGATAAATACCTTCTAGAATTTGACAGTTCCAGCTTAAAAAGATATGTTTCTTACCTTGCTAAATCTTCTGGGACCCAAGATGTCTTCGACTATAGGTATGAAGATAATCCAAGTGGAATTTATTCCTTTTCTACCTATGCGATCTTAAATAAAATTCGAG